CAGTGGGATGAGTTTGGAGATGCAATAATTGTGAGACCGGCAACACTCGTTGTTCCGTCAGGAATGGGATTTGATGTGTTTACAATCTTTAACAGTCCAACAATCAACACATCAGGTAACACTCAGGCAGTCAATCCGCTCTTTAGATATGCAAGTTCAATTGAAATTGTGGAAGAGCCTACAATTAATGCACTTTGTGGTGGATATGGAAAGACAATGCCTTGGTTCTTAATAGGACATCAGGATGATACCGACTTCATTGAGGTTGATTATCTTAACGGACAGGAGATTCCAGCTATACGCAGAATGGAAACACCGGGGCAACTTGGATTCGTTTGGGATATATATCTTGACTGGGGTGTTGCAGTTATGGACTGGAGAGGTGCAGTTAAGAACAATGGAATAGTGGTTGGCGATCCACTGGCATAAAAAGGAGGTAAATAATAATGGCAAGTGCTACATATTTTCAAAGAGGTGAGGCTCTCGATTACACAAATACCGGAAGTGGCAAGATTGAAGTTGGTACTGTTGTAAAAATCGGAACAAGGATTGGTATCGCAGGTGATGATATTAATCCTAAGGCGACAGGAGTTATTCATGTCACAGGTGTATACGAATTTAAAAAGACAGGAACAAATGAAATCAAAATGGGTACAACGGTATACTTTGATGGAGACGGAATAACTGAAACAGCAGGAAGCAATGCAGTGGCAGGTTATGCGGCAGAGGATACAGCGGCAAGTGCCACATCTATCAAAGTAAAAATCGGATAGGAGGTCACTATGCAGAAGCTTATAGCTAAATATCCGATACTTTATCTGTCAAAGCAGTATGAAGTAGGTGAGGAGTTGATTGCAAATGATCCTGATATGGTGAAAGCTTGGATTGATGCAGAAACAGCAGAATGGGTAGATGATGAAGGAATCGAGTCGGATGGCACTGCAGATAGTGTAGTGAAAACAGAGGTGGTGTCTCCGCCAAAGGCAATTCCTATGTCTGCAGAGGCAGGCCTTGTCGGTGATGCGGTAGGTGCAGAGACAGATGAAAATCTTGTGGGAAGAGTTCCAAAGACAACTGCCAGAGCAAGAAAGTAGGAATAATGGTACGAAAGTCATTCAAAGAAATTATAAATCAGGATATTGATAACATATTTATAAATACTTCGGAGTTTTCAGATATCCACAATGTGGATGGCAGGGATATGCCGATTCAGATTGATGACAACGAAGTTATAGAGCGAGAAAAGAAGGCGAAGTCTAATATGGATGGAGTATATGTTAAGCAAAAGCTGATTTATGTGAAAGCGAAGGACTTCGGACCGCTGCCTGCAATCGGAAGGCAAATTATGCTTGATGGCAAACGTTATTTAGTTATTGACTCTACTGATGAGTATGGTCTTTATACGATAACATTGGAGGGGAATAGAAGCAAATGATTGAGTTCGGAGTTGATGAAGTAGATGTATCAAGGATTAGAGCAAAACTTTTGTTGTTCGAAAATCAAGTGCCTAATGTTATAAAAAAAGCCTTAAATGCTACAGCCAGAGATGCAAAGACAGCTCTGGCTGATAAAGCGAGGGAGACATACGCTGTAAAATCTCCAAGATTTAAGAAAGCTATTAAACAAAAAAATGCAACTGCTTCAAATCTTGTTGCGACTTTAAAGATAACCGGTAAGGCTACAGCTTTATCAGACTTTAAGTATAGGAGACATGGTGGAGGAGCAAGTGCAAGGGGTAAGCTGTACAAAGATGGAGCCTTAAAGGATTTGTCATTGAATGATAAGTTGAAAGCGTTTGTTGTGAAGTATCATTCAGGACATACAGCTGTAGTTAGAAGAGACCCTCCCGGCAGATACACGAAAGGCATATCCGAGAGGAGAAGAACCGGTGGGGATACAACTAAGCTTAAGGAGTTTTACAGTCCTTCAATTCCTAGAATGATTGGAAATGAAGCAAAAGTTTATGGAATTGTAAAACCTAAGATACAGGAAAGCCTGAAGAAACATTTAAGCAGAGAAACCAGTCGAATTCTTGGAGGTAGATAATGACCGCAGTAAATCTTCAAAAAGAGCTGATGAAAGATATCGGTGATATATTCGAAAAAGATTTATTTAAGGATTCTCTTGGGAAGTACGTGTCATTGAACATATATGCTCAAAATCTTCCTATTCGTGAAGATGAAGATGCACCGGATCCTGTTCCTTATATTCTTGTAAGAGTTTTAGATGGGAAAGTGAAGGGATGGGTGGAAGCTCAAGAGGTTCAAGTAATGTTAATACTTGGATGTTTTGATGACAACATAAACAATGATGGACATGAGATACTTCTTGAA